GGCAGGGGATGCGCAGATGAAAGTGAACGAGGAAATAATCCGCAAGTGGCTAACGCGATGAAGGAGAAGAAATGCTCGAAAGAGCAGCACAGTTAATCCGCAGCATCGCACAGCAGTGGCTCAGCGCCACGGTCTGGCGCGCGGTCGGCCAGTTGCCGCTTGCCGTGGTGCTGGTGCTTGCGGTGCTGGCGTTTGCGATTGCAATTATCTAGGAGGCCTATGAAACTCTCAGAATTGCCAGTCCGCACGGTGAAACTGACAGATGTCGCTCCGACGCAGGAGATATCAGAACGCGAATGGAAGAAGCGCTACAACAAGCTGCGGCCTGCGAAGAAATGGACTATGCGGCAGATACTGGAACTTGAGAAGCGTATTCCGGTTACTTCGGCCATGACTGAAGAATGGAAAGAAGATTGATCACCGCTTCCGCGCCGCTTCCAGCGATTTCCTGAACTCCTGAATCAAGTCGCTGTATCGCTGCATTAAGTCCGGCTGCGTCGTAGCAAACTGCACCACTTGCTGTGGCGGCTCCGGTATCACGGGGCACGAAACTGCTAGAGGAACGGACTTGGTTGCGCAGCCGACTAATTGCAGAATCACGAGAGGCAATAGCATGGTTAATACGTTCCGCATTATCCTTCTCCTTTTGAGCCTTCTCTATCTCGGCCTTGGCGGTTGCAGCAGCCAATTGCACCTTGAAGTTGCTAAACTCTGTCCGGACCGTGGTTACTTCGTGCTTGTAATACGCGGTGCTCGCTGTGAGCGCAAGCAGCGGCAGGATATACCAGAATGGCGCGAGAATTTTCAGGAAGCCTAGCATTTCCGCTCCTTCCGCTCGTGCAGTATATCCAGCCAAGCCAGTCGTTCAGCCTCTTTGCGCGGCATTATTCCGTCGAACTCGCGGATTGCGGCTCTTTCCTCGAACCATTCCTGCTCGTCTGGCGTCATCGGTGGATTCATAACAGCAAAGTCACTTTCCTTAAATTGCCGTGGCCTATATTAAAGGCAAACGAGCCTTGCTCGTAGGGCATCATGCTATCCCTGCCGTGTAACTGACTTTCCCGTTGGCGAAGTGCGCCGTCAACGCCTGGTGCCGCATTGGTTCCTTGATTGATAGATGTACCCATGATCCTTCGCCTATGATCTGGTCGTAGGCTATGTCCGAGTCCACGATTTTCGGTGCACTTCTTCCGAGCCAGATCGCGGTGCCTAGCCCGATGTGTTGGATGACGTCTACGGCTGGCGACGAGTCGAGCAAGGCGATGCTGAAACTTCGTGAGCAAGGGTTGAGTCTGATTGACACCGGGCAACAAGGCGACCTGTATTTTGCCGAGTGGAGCCTGCCTTCGGTAGATCCGCTGGACGAGCGGTACTGGGGCTACGCCAACCCGAGCCTTGGGCGCACCATCACAGTCAAAGGTTTACAAGCGGCAGCGTCGGCACCCGACCGTAACCAGTTTCTTCGTGCCCACTGCAATTTGTGGGTGGCGGCTGCATCATCGTGGTTGCCTGTCGGGATGTGGGGTGACCGGGTAGCCGAGGACCTAACCCACGACGGCGGTAACTCCATACTTGCTGTGGACTCGGCCGTGGACGACTCAAAGTACGTCGGGGTGTGGTCACGAAAAAACACCGCAGGCGAAATCCTTGTGTCGGTACGGTTTACGACTGACAGCATTGCCCATCTGTGGGAGCACATTGCTCGAGTGCTTGACGGTGATCCGAAGGTCACGCTGGCAATTACTCCATCGTTAGCGCTGCATTGTCCAGAGAAATACCAGCGTCGCAAAATCGAATGGGGCTACGGCGAACTCTTAAAGTGGACGCAAATCGTGCGCTCGCTCATTGGGGAAAATAAGATAAAGCACGACGGCGGTGAGATGCTTGCCGAACATGTCGGTCGGGCTGTGCTGGTACGCGCACAGAACTCGGTCGTGATCTCAAGCCAACGGTCACCCGGGCCTATCGAGGCTGCACGTTGTTTGATTGCTGCCACTGCGTTGGTGTCTCGCCCGCCGTCATCGGGTCGGGTAGCCTTTGGAGTTTCTGCGTGAGGTACTTGCATTTGCAACTAACTCGTGGCAGACTTCGACCACATGGGTATTTTCTCACGCAAGGTTGAAACGGCGCACTTTGCTGCTGCCCCCGTCAAGGCTGCCGCTGGTGCAGCCAATGTCGGCAACTTCCTGTATTACCAGACAGGCTCGGACGAAATCAAAGCTCTGTCGGTGCCGACGGTGTCCCGTTCTCGCGACCTGATCGCTGGCCTAATTGGCTCGCTTGAGTTGAAGCACTACTCAAAGCAGTGGATGGGCGACAACTACGAGGAAATCTATTTACCGCTTGAGCCTTGGATGGAACGCCCAGACCCCAAAGTGTCACGCTCGTTTTTCTATGTAAACATCTTCAGCGACCTGTTCTTCTACGGTGTCGCCTACGCGTATGTGACCCGCCGTTACGCCCCGCAAGGTTCTGGCGCACAAGGTTTCCCCGCAGCGTTTACATGGCTTCCTGCGTCGAACATGTCAAGCACTCAGCAGACTGGTTATCCGCAGTTTTACGGCCCATCCGACGAGCTTGAGTTCAACGGGCAACCGATAGATGTAAGCAACGTCATCCAGTTCATCAGCCCGATTGAAGGCATTTTGAAGATTGGCGCGCGCGCTATCAACACCAGCATTTACTTGGATGCCGCAGCCGACCGGTATGCCCAGCTGGAAACAGTGCCGGGCTACTTGCAACAACTTTCAGGTGAAGACCTATCTGGTGAGGATCTTGGTTCTCTTGCGTCGGCTTGGGCTAACGCCCGTAAACAGAACGCCATCGGCGCATTGTCTAGCCAAGTTGAGTTCCGTGAATACAAGCAGAACCCGCAAGAGGTTGTCGCTGATCAGCGCAAGTATCAGGCGCTCGAGATGGCTCGTCTGTGCAACATCCCCGCCTACCTTGTCTCGGCTCCGACCGAGGGCGCTTCAATGACTTACCAGAACGCCGAGCAGGCTCGTCAGGACCTGTATCTCTTCGGTGCTCGCATCTACCTTGACTGCATTGAGCAGACTTTGTCGGGTGACAACGTGTTGCCACGCGGTCGTTATGTCGAGTTCAACATGGAGGACTACGACGGCGTAGCCGAAGACTCCCGTGATCGTTCAATGGAGGACGCTAATGATTGAGTTTGTTTCTGTGCCCATCACGCTTGACGCGGCTGCAGGTGAGGAAACCCCCCGAACCATTACGGGTGTGGCTGTACCTTGGGACACGCCTGCGACCGTGTCGAGCGGTGAATCGGTGCTTTTCCGTAAAGGTGCTTTTGACGTAAACGCCAAAGCCCCTAAGTTGCTCGAAGGTCACGACATGACGCAGCTGCGTGGTGTTGTCACCGAGATTGTCGAAGCCGATGAGGGCCTGTTGTTTACAGCCAAGTTTGCTAAGACCCGCGCCGCCGATGAAGCCATTGAGTTGGTCAAGGCTGGCGCGTATGACTCTGTCTCGGTCGGTGCAGTACCGGTCAAGTTCAAGTACGACAAGAACGGCACCATGGTCGTTACCAAAGCCAACCTTGTCGAAATCAGTCTTGTGGCACAGCCCGCTTTTGCGGATGCTGTGATCACAGAAATCGCTGCGTCTCAACCTGAAGAGGAAGACGCTGTCGAACCCAACCCAAATGACATTCCTGAGGAGGAAACCATGTCACAAGAAACCCCAGCGGTTGAGGCTTCGGCTGAAATCGTTCCAACAGCCCCTATCGTTTTCGCAGCTGCGAAGAAGCACGTTGAGCTTCCATCAGCAGTCGAATACATCTCCGCAGCAGTAGCAGGCGGTTCAGCATGGCACCAAATGAGCGAAGCACTCCGCGCAGCTGCTCCAGACATCGTCACAACCGACACACCCGGCATCCTGCCTACCCCAATTGTCTCCCCTGTTTACAACAATTTCATCGGACGCCGTCCAGTTGTGGACGCAGTTGGTGTACGCGCAATGCCTTCAGGTGGCAAGGTGTTCATCCGTCCAGAGGTCACCACACACACCAGCATTGGTGCATCCATCTCGGAGCAGTCACCAACCGCAGGCACAATGGTCGTGTTCAACAACCAAGTGACAAAGCAAATCTTTGGCGGTTATGTAAACATCTCGGAAGCCGACATCGACTGGTCAGACCCAGCGATTTTGTCCGTCGTTCTTGACGACATGGGCCGCATCTATGCAAACGCAACCGACAACTACGCAGCAGACACGTTGGTTTCTGGTGCGTCAGTCACTCAAGCGTTCGCACTTGCAGACATCGCAAAGCCTGAAGTTTGGGCAGCCGAAATTGCAGAAGCAGCGTCCACAATCTTGAGCTCTTCAGACGGCAACTTGCCGACCCACTTGTTTGTTGCTCCTAACCGCTGGCAGAACTTGATTGCTCTTTCTGACACCGCTAACCGTCCGTTGTTCCCACAAGTGGGCCCGATGAACGCACAGGGCAACCTTGGTGTGAACCAGTACGGCGGCAACGCTTTTGGCTTGCAGGTTGTTGTTGACCGTAACTTTGCAGCTGGAACCTGCATCGTCGGTGACGCATCTGGCTACGAGCTTTACGAACAGCAGAAGGGCGCTATCAGCCTTGACTCACCATCGACACTGTCGCGCACGATCGCTTTCCGCGGTTACTTCGCAGCGTTGATGATTGACCCAACGAAGTTCGTCCGTTTCACCTTTGCCTAATCACTAGGTAGTTCGGGAAAGGGTCTGAGATGGCAGTAAGCACTATCACGCATGTGCGACGCGTAGACAACTACGCGGCTGTCCAGACCCTTACCGACGCCGAAGTTCAGCCGGGCGACTCCGTCACGGTTGCAGCTGTAGCACTCACTGGTTTCAACGCCACTGCCACAGTTATCTCAACCGAACCGTTTTACCTAGATGGCGTGGACGACGAAGGGTATCTGGTCTTCGACTATGACATCCCCCGTCAAAACCAAGTCATCTATGTAAACAGCGGAGCCGACGTTGCATACGAGGCCGAGTCTGGGACTTTGACGTATACGGTCACACCCGCTTGGACTACTTCAGCGTTAGTGCTCAGTTTCTTGGGTATTGACGTTGCGACGGCAAATGACACCGCTTTCGTGGCCAAGTGTGTTTCAGCGAGTAATTTTTGGTGTTATCGGAAAAGGCGTGAGGCGGGTTACATTGACCCGATCGCAAGCGCCCCATCTGCCGACATTGAAATGGCTGCGACGCTTTATGCCGCCACGCTTTACCGCGAGCGCGGCTCAGTGGACTCGTTTGCTTCGTTTGACTCTATGGCTATCGGTGCTTCACCATCGGCAACGCTGGGTCGCATCATGCAGCTTCTCGGCTGTGGCAGAGCGCAGGTTGCGTAATGTCATCGTCGGGCATCCTGTATGACGCTGTAACGGCCTGCAAGACGGCGCTCACGGCTTTGGGTCTTGTGCCGATTACTGACCCGCGTAACGCCCGCCCGCTTTCCGTTCTCATTGAATTGCCCACTGTCACCGCGTTTACATACAACGTGGGTGACATTGAGCTACGCCTACGCGTCTTGGCCCCACCCCCGGGCAACCAAGATGCGGGCGATTATCTCATGCAAATCGCAGACCAAATCATGAACAGCCCCATCGCGGTCACTGATTTACGACCCGGTCTTGCGAGTGTCGGCGGGCAAGACCTACCGACATACGACTTATCCGTTGCCGTAGCCGTACGGCGCAACTAAAAGGAGCCACCATGCCCACAGCCACATTCCTGTCCAACGCGACTATCAACATCACTCAAGGTGCCACCACCACCGACCTGTCCGATCAGGCCAACCAATGTTCAATTACGGTGGGTAAAACACCATTGACCGTAACTGCCTTCGGGGATACGGGAGAGCGCCTGGCCCCAGGGTTAGACACGGTGGACGTTTCAATAACGTTTTTTCTCAGCTATGGCGCTAGCGAAGTTGAGGCCATCCTTGCTTCGTGCGTGGGCACTGGCACCACCACATTGGTCATTAGCCCATCGGGGACAACCGAGTCGGCGTCTAACCCTGAATACACCATCACAAACACGATGCTCGCTAACTTCACCCCAATCAACTCGACCGTGGGTGAAATCGCCACAGTGACCGCCAACTTCACCGGCGGCACTTGGGCACGCGACATCACCTGATCTATCACATAGGGAGAAACTATGAAACTGACATTGCAGGTCACTGAACGCGAAAGCGTTTACACCGTCACCACTAACCTCGGTGTCATCGTCGCGTGGGAACGCAAGTTCAAGCGCAAGGCGTCACAGCTGGGCGACGGCATCGGAGTTGAAGACCTAGCGTTCATGGCGTGGGAATGTTGTAAACAACACAACATCCCAGTGCCTGCCGTGTTTGACGATTACGTCAAGCGTCTTGAAAACATTGAAGTGGTGGACAACGAACCTGTAAACCCTACGACCGAGGCACATACAACTACGGACTAGCTTCTTTGCTACTTCGCACAGGGTATTGGCCTCCTGACATACCATTTGATCTTGACTCGCTGGTGACAGTGCTCAAGGCAGCCGAAGACATGAAGGAGGGCTAGATGCCTAACGCAATCGAAACCCAACTTGAAATGGTCGGAGTGAAAGAAGCGTTGCGTGCTCTCAACAGCATCGACAAGAAAGCGCGTCGGCAGGTAACCAAGGATTACGCCCAGATTGTGTCTACGGTCGTGCAGGAGGCTCGCGCTAGCACACCTACTGAGCCACCATTGTCTGGTATGGCTTACTCGTGGAAAGCCCGTCGAGTGGCACCAATTTTCCCGTGGAACAACGCAAAGTCTGACCGGGCTATCAAACCATTTGTGTCCGGTAAGAAACCACGCAAATACAACGCCTATGTGTCCGACCTTGCTTCGTTCGGTATCAAATGGACTGCAGCCGACGCCCTGGCTATTGAAATGTCGGGTAGTGGCCCCGTACCGACCGAGAAGGGTAAAGAAATGGTGCGTGCGTTGAATGCCCGTTACGGCACACCGGGTCGTTTCTTGTGGAAGGCTTATGAGCGCCACGCCGAAACCGTGTTAGCCGAAACCGAGAAACTGATCCGCAAGGTGATGAAGCAAGTCGAGAAAGAGATCTGATGGCTATCAAAATCCCAATCATTACTACGTTTGCGGGCGAGGGTATTCAGAAGGCCATCAAGTCGTTCAAGCAGCTTGAGACGGCTAGCGACAAAGTCAAGTTCGTGCTCAAGGCTGGCGCTGTGGCTGGCGCGGCGGCGTTTGCTGCGTTGGGTGCGGCGGCTTATCAGGCTGGGCAACAGTTGCTCGGGTTTGCTCGTATGGCTGCCGAAGATGAAAAGGGGCAGAAGCAGTTAGCGGCGTCTATTCGTGCGTCTACTAAGGCTACTGATGCTCAGATTGCGTCGGTTGAGGATTACATTGACGTGACTCAGCGCGCTGTTGGTGTGGCTGACGATGAGTTGCGCCCTGCGTATGCGCGTATTATTCGCTCAACTCGTGACTTTGACAAGGCGCAGCGTTTGCTTAATTTGGCGCTCAATGTGTCTGCGGCGACCGGTAAGCCATTGAAACAAGTGGTTGAAGCCCTGTCCAAAAGTTTTGACGGGTCCAACACGGCAATTACCCGTCTTGGTCTTGGCTACGACAAAGCACAACTCAAGGCGATGTCTTTCAACGACATTCAGAAGGACCTTGAAAAACGCTTTAGCGGGTCGGCTTTAGCTAACGCTGAAACCTTCGAGGGGACGATGGCTCGGTTCCGCATCACCGTGGACGAATTGAAAGAGTCGCTAGGTGCTGCACTTCTGCCGTACCTGAAGCGCCTAGCGGAGTACGGCATCCAGATTGCTGACGCGTTCGGTAAAGACGGAGTCGCTGGAGCGTTCGCAGAACTCAAATACATCCTGAAAAGTTTGCTCTACGACGAAAATGGGCAATTGAATCAGGCTGGTCGCACCCTAAATGACCTTGCCGAAAAAGCCAACAAGTTGGCGTCGGTGTTCAACTTTGCGCAACGTGCAGCGTCGGCTACGCCTGTAGGCGCGGCCGCTAATTTTGTTGGTAGTCGTTTTGGCTTTGACCCCACACCAAGCATTGGCACCGTCTCCACTTTGCCGTCGTTTGCGTTGCCGGGTCGCAACCCTGAAAACGCTCAAGTCACCATTAACGTTTACGGCGTAGTGGGTGATGCGGCGTCTGTCGGTAAAGCTGTGAACCAGTCGATTCGTGCGTGGGAACGCAGAAGCGGTGGCCGCTAATGCCGTACCCGGTGTCTGTTGTTGAGATTGCGTTTACAGACGGCCCGTATGCGCTTAGTCCTACTTGGAGTGACGTCACGCCCTATGTGCGCGGTATGGACATTTCTCGAGGCATCCCAGACGACTGGACTTTGCAGGCTGACGGTTCTGCGACGGTAACCCTGTCAAATCGTGATCGCCGCTTTGACCCGTTCAACACGACTGGACCGTACTGGGACAATGTAAACAATCGCACCAATCTGCTTCCGCGTCGCCAAATCCGTATACGCGCCACGTTCAGCGGAACCACTTACGATGTCTTTCGTGGTTTTATCGCTGGGTGGCCACCCGAGTGGACCGACGCAGGCACCGACTCGACGGTGACCTTGTTCTGCTTTGACGCGTTGCAACTGCTTGGCTCGTCGTCGCTGCCAGCGGATTGGGCGGAAGACTACATTCTCAGCCTGTCGCCCCGTCACTATTGGAAACTTGACGAACCCATTCCATCGTTCAACGCATCAACCGTGACGTTCACAGACAATGGGTCATCACCAATTGACCTGATTGGAAAAGCAAACATTATTGAAGCAGGACCCGAACTTGCACCGGGTTTGCCGTCAAAATCTGTGCAGGGTCTTGGACTACCAATTGCTGAAACAGGGTCAGGAACCGCAGTTGGGTCAGTGTCAAATTTGACCGCATCAATGTGGATTTTGCCTCTCGGCAAAGACAACTACCCTGGCGCAAGTTTTGTGTGGGGTGGACGCACACTGAACATTTTTTATGGAAATTTTGACACTGGTGTCAGTAGCGGTGATTACACGCTATTTGTTGTTGAATACTACGTAGGGTCAACTGTTTACCAATGGCGGTCAACAGAAAATTTTTCTATCAACGAGGCACACCACGTTGCGTTTGCCGTTGACTCTTCAACTGGAAACGGCACTTTATACATTGACGGCATCAACCGCACAGGCACACGCACATCATTTTCAACGGCACCGCTATCGCCAGTTGAGTACTACTCAATCTCAGATGCTGCATTCCAACAAGTATGCGTTTTCCCATCGATTTTGACTCAAACACAAATTCAAACAATCATCCAACATTCACAAGCGCAAATTCCTGAAACAACCAGCGCACGATTTGACCGTCTAATTGCAAAAACACCATTCAATGCATCTCTAACTAGCGCACCAGCCTCGCCTGCGTCATCGGTGCTGGACATCACACCCGACGCAGCCACAGTATCGTCAGAACTGACCAAGGTATCGAACTCGGAGTTTGCACCGTTGTTTGTAAACAAGGCGGGCACCCTGACGCTTTACAGCCAGTCGCAAATCCGCAGCCAGACAGACTCGATTGTTCCGCAGGCCGAATACGGCAACGGCGTTGGCTTTATGGGCAACTCCATCGGCACCGAAGTGCAGCTGCAATACGATGGCGACTCAATGCGTAACGTGGCAAATGTCGAGATGAGTGGCGGCGGTGTTTACATTCAGACCAACTCGAGCAGTGTCACCACGTACGGCGAAGCGGAGCAGTACGTTGCGACGCAGGTGCAGACCATTGAGGACGCCGATCAGGTGGCTGACATTATTGTGGGCTGGGGTGGGCAGGTGTACGCCAAGGCGTCACCGGTGTCGGTTGTCCTGTCGCCTACCGCGTCTTGGGCTTCCACGCTTGGGCTTGAGCTGTTTGACAGGTTTACTTTGCAGGTCACTCCACCGTCGGGTAATGCAATCACGACGCCGATGTTGGCGTCTCGTATTGCGCACTCGGTCACGCCTGAGCGTTGGGTGACGACGCTTGAAGGGTCGGCGCGTTGGGCTGCGGTATTTATTCTCAACCAATCTCGCCTAGGCGGGACAGACCTTTTAGGATGACAGTATGACTTTCCCTGTATTTGCTAGTGGCGACGTGCTAAACGCGTCCGACATGAATGGTGTCGGGTTGTGGCTGGTCAAGTCGCAAACTATTGGCTCAGGTGTTACCAGCGTGGTTGTAACAGGAGCGTTCAGCGCCGACTACGACAACTACCGCATCGTTATTAGCGGCGGTGTGACAAGCGCAAACGGTTCAGTGGGGCTTCAACTAAACAACTCAACAGGAACCACCTATCGTCATTTTGGGTATTTAGGTAACTACGGCACCGCAACACTGACCGCTTACGCCCCCGCGCTAACTAATCGATGGACCGACATTGGCATCGGCGGAACAGCAGGTTTTGTGGCTAACGTCGACATCTCGGGTCCGTTTCTAAGTCAGGCAACATTTGGCACAACGTGGACGACTTCTACTAACACCGTTTACAACTTTGCCCTGATTGACACATCAACCGCATCTAGCACAGGATTCACCATCTCGCCGGTTGGCGCTGGTGTAACGCTTACAGGAGGAACCATCCGTGTCTACGGCTACCGAAAATAACAAACCGCTACTCATCCAAATTGACGACGAAGTACGCGAAATGACACCCGAGGAGATTGCAGCCCATGAAGCGCTTATCGCTGACACTCCTGCTCTGCCTAGCGCTGAGTAGTTGCGCAGACCGCGTACGCGAAAACTGCGAAACCACCCGCGCCGACGGCCTACTAGAAAGACGATGCCCATGAAACCAGAAAACCGCCTCACCAACGAAGAAATCAAAGCCCGCCTCATACTCGTAGTCGGCATCGCACTATCGTTCTCATTCGTAGCCGCCATCGTGTCGCTGATCTACGGCCTACTGTTCGTCACGCAACCACTTGAGCAAGCACCCAACGACGCCGAAGCATGGGCAGTGCTGTCACCAATGCTAATGACCCTCGCCGGTGGCCTGATCGGACTGCTAGCAGGCAACGGCCTCAAAGACAAGCCGAAAGAACCCAAGAATGATTAGCGCAACCGTTACTGTCGGCACCACGCCAACCCTGCTCGTCGCAGCTGCAACAGGCACACGCACGATCTACCTACACGTCGAAAGCAACACAGCCATCTTCATTGGCGGAGCAAATGTCACCACCGCCACGGGCACAGCCACAGAAAAACACACAAGCCCAATCCCCATCACCCTCCGAGATGGCGACACCCTGTACGGCATCGTCACATCTGGTACCGCCGACATGAGAGTGCTACGGGACAACTAATGCCACGCAAATACCCATTTTTTCCGTCCTTCAACGGTGGCAAAGCGTCACCCGTAACCGTCTGGTTTGTCAAAGCAATGAACCGACGCTGGGGCTTTACCAACATGGGCATCTACTCCAACCGCACCATGAAAAACCCCAAAGCCATTGAAGGCGACCCCAAATGGCTCTCAGTGCACGCCACAGGTTGGGCCTGCGACATCGGGTACACAGACCGCAAAGTAGCGCTCATCGCTTGGGACTGGCTCCTAGCCCACACCAAAGAGCTGCGCATCGCTGAGATTCACGACTACGCCTACAAGGCTCCCGGTGCAACCAAGGCGTGGGGTCGTTCTTATCGCTGTTCTAGGGGTGAAGGCGTAAAAGGGGTCAAAGTTCAAGACGGCCCCGCACTCGGCTCACCCGGTGGCAAATGGCTCCACGTCGAGATTGAAAACAGCTGGACATCTGCTGAGGAGTTTCAAGCCGCTTGGAAGGCTATTCCAAAGCCATAGGACGCCTTCTACGCGCTTGGTCTTGCGTAGGGGCTAGCGGGTGGGGTTGTTGGTTTCTCCCCGGCTCCACCCGCGAACTCGCAAATACTTGACATGCTGTTTACAGTTGTTTACAGTATGACCACGCCGCCAAGGGCGTTTACAAGGAGAAACACAAATGCCAGTAATGGACGATTTCCATTCACAGATACTTGAAGGCCATTGGCAGGGCCTTTGCTCGTATGAGATTGCCGCAGAGCTGGGCGCTGACCCAGTTATTGTTGCCCGCATTATTGACGACTTCAATACGTTGGGATACTGAGTGATGACAACATTCGATGACCTGCCGTTGTTCCGCAACACCGACCCACAAGGGTCTGTAAACGGAGCGAAGCACATCACACCAAAGCGCGGCTCACAAGCTATGCGCCTACTCGCCATCTACGCCCAGAACCCCATTATGGGGCTAACCGATGAAGAAGCATCGTCGCAGGCTGGCATCCTCCACGGCTGGAAGCGTTGCGCCGACCTACGCCGCATGGGCCTTATTGAGCCAACAGGCACTATGCGCCCAACCGTGGCACAGGTAAACGCTATGGTGTGCCGTATCACCCAGCAAGGTCTGGAGGCGCTGAAATGATCCACGCAATTGTCTCATGGGTCGGCTTCGGCATCATCGTGTTTACGACCGTTCTAGTCATTTACGTCGGCATGACAGGTGAGAAGTGATACCTGTTTACGGCTGGCTTCCGTTATGGTCGGAAGATAAGAAAATACTGGTGCAGGTGTTTACATCTGCGGACGGCCTGATCGAGCGAGTGACAGTCAACCACCGACTGTCGGTCAACTTGCCGTGGGGGCCATCTATTGAGGTTTCAGAGGATTGCTCAAACGAATTATGTGCATAGCACTTATTACCACTGCATTATCGGCAACACCATCTAAGGCGTACGGCGAGGAGCTGGTCATGGACTGGCGGTTCTACCGTCGGCTAGCCATGTGCGAAACAGGCGCAAACGTCAACCACTCCACAAAGTCGTATACATCTATGTACGGCATTTCTCGGGGTGTGTGGCAGGCTTGGTCTAACCGGTCTTCGGCTGCGGGTCTTACCGCACTTCAACAGGCTCGAGTGGTGGACAACATCGCGTTTGAGGGTCACTGGTCTCGGGGTGTTTACAAGCACCCTGTCGGGCCGTGGGGTTGGGGTGTTGTAAAGTCCAACTGTCGAGACCTACAACAGCTGCTATGCCAATCGAAGCACCCGCTGGTGCAACGCTGGAAACGTAACTGCAAATAACACAACAAACATTGGGAGAAACAATGAAAACAAAAGTAGTAGCAATTCGGATTACTGAAAATCAGTATGAGGCTTTGCAATTGTGGTCAAAACAGCACAACATGACGATTACGCAGTTGCTAAAAGACTTCCTTGCATCGCCATTGACTGCCGCAGAAGGAAATTTGCGCACTGAGCGTAAACGTGCTGAAGCCAAGGCCAAGCGCGACGCAAAGAAGGCAGCGGCTAATGGCGCTCAGTGACGAACAACTAGCCAAGCGCCTACTCAACCTAGCCACCGACGCTCACCTATCAGGCAACTACCTAGCCCACCTATGGCTTAGCCAAGCCGCAGCACGCATTATGGAACTAGCCAA